GAATTAATCTATTCAATGCTTTGTAAGTAAAAGCCCTCCTGATGTTATTTCCATATATCGCCTTAGCCTCTTCATATTGCATGGCCTTATTCATTCCGAAGGTAGCAGGCTCCCACATATCAAATCTGCATCTACGTCCTCCTATGGTCCTTATAAAGCCATATTTTGAGGCACTGTTAGTTACTTCTGTTGCTAATCTCTTAACAAAAGGAACTCTTTCTCCATATTGTCTTAAAAGAGCTTCAGCTCTATCTTTATTGATACCTAATTCTTTACCTAGTTTAGCCTTTCCCATACCATAGAATAAACCTAAATTAATTGTTTTAGCCTGTGTTCTAGTGATACCAGCCATATCAGCTACGATCTGGTGGAAGTCAGCAGATTCATTTTTGTAAGCTTCAATAAACTCCGCTGCACCTTCAAAATGGTCATTGACAGATGCAGCGTAGTGAGCAACAAGCCTAGGCTCCTGTTGTGAGTAATCGAAACTACCCCATTGTCTACCTTCTTCAGGTAGAAACAAACTTCTAATTTTGTCACCAAACTCTTTGTTCCTAGCAGGAATTTGTTGTAAGTTTGGATTTGAATATGATAAACGTCCAGATACAGTTCCACCTTGGTCAGATCTCAACTGATTTATTTCAGAATGAATTCTACCTTTGTGAACATAACGTTGAATGGAGTCTATAAATGTTGAATGGAATTTATTTATTTCTCTTGCTTCTCTTATTAGTTGCGCTATCGGGTTATCACAGTTCACTAACCAGTTTTGGGTAAAGCTAGGCTCATCAGTCTTCGCTGTTCGTGGGTACTCAACACCTATTCGATCAAAAACTTTTGCAACAGATCGAGCAGCCCAGATATCTACATCAAGTGTGGTCTGAGATTTTATACTTGATAAAACCTCAGACTCTTTTTTTTTGAATTCTTTTTTTAGCAGAGATGCCTTCTCCTCGTCAACTCTTATTCCTCTACGTCTAGTATCTATCAAAATAGGCAACAATTCCATTTCCATTTCCCAGACATCGTGTAAGGACTGCCTAGCTATCTCTGTTTTAAGCCGGTCCCATAAACGTAAGGTTAGCCCTGCATCTTGTTCCGCATAGAAGCCTACGTAGCCCGCAGGTAGCTTCCACATGTCAGCTTTTGGGTTAATTCCCCATTCTTTGGCTTTTTCATTCAAAAACGTCTCATTTTTGATTTCACCTAAATAATCTTTAGCACAGGCATTCAAACTAAAACTAAATCTGTTTTCATTGATGATTGCAGCGGCAATCATAGTATCAACTATTTTACCTCTGATCTCAAAGCCATTTACTAATAACCAACCAACATCGTAACTTGCATTATGAAATATTTTAGTTGCGGGTAACTTTAAAACATCTTGCATCCATGCGCAGGTAATTGACAGATCCATATTCCCACCAGCATCATGAGCAATTGGAAAGTACCATTGTTGACCAAGCGCAGCTACTGCAAAACCTACAATATGTCCATCAAAGGTAGCCCATCCTGGTCCTTTAGTTTTTATGTTTGGATCTTTAGTTTCTAAGTCAATTGCAATCTCCGTTGCTTTTGATAAATCGGGATACTCTGCAGGACAAACCCAATCACTATCATTGTAAATAAAATTTAATTGATGAGTCATTGTTTCTTTCTACTTAAATTTGCGTCTTCAATGGATATTGCTTTTTTATACGGTATGTTAAGTGAAAATAAAGCGCATTCCGCACAGTAATAATTATATTTGTGAACAATTACTGCAACTACTTCATCACAACGCTCACACATAACTAATTTATTTTTTCTTTTTGTCATCCTGCATTTTTTTAATTTCTAAATCACAATAATGTTTAATTTTTTGTAAATCTTCAATACCATTTTTATAAGGGTATCTCAAAACATATTTTATAACATTACCTTGAAAAAAAGTAAGTTCGTTTTTAGAAATAAATTCATAGGGTTGTATTAAATAATGTTGATAATGATTTCCTCCGACTTGTTTGTCTTGTGGGAATGCTTCATCGAACATATTTTTATCTGACATAGTTAGCCTCATATTGTTTATAATATTTTCCTAATGGAAAATTATATTGATGGTAAGTGCCCAACAGATGGAGTGTGCTTTTAGATCTGGTGGCACCTGTATACCAAACTCTAAGTTCTTTTACTTTATCTGCTAAATTTTTTTTATCAAAGTGTGATGGAAAGTTACATTTGCTCGCCAGGACAACATTATCTGCTTCACCACCTTTAACCTGGTGTATTGTATCTATAATTATTTTCGGTGGTTGTGATAGATCAACACCTTCGTTCATAAGTTTTTTAAAATATTGTTTATCTTTATCTTTAAATTTTCTCTTAAATACTTGATTCCATAGACCTTTTTGATCTCTCATACCACACCTTAAATGTAATTCATCAAATGTAAAGACTTGATTTGGATGTGCAAAACTCCATTTTTTACTTTCCGCTGACCGGTATCCGTGATCTATGTTTAATAAATACTCATACATTGTTACAGCTTCTTCTCTAGTGATGCTACCACCCTCACAAATTTTCTCCCAATAATTAATTGCAGAAAACTGATTAGGGTCAAATGATTTATTATTTTTTTGGTCCTGATAATATAAACCAAGGTTCCTTGCCTCCTGTTGGAGTTCTCTTTTTACATCATTAATCCTAGCCAATACCATCCAACTTCCTTCCATAGTCCAAGGAACTTTCTTCAATCCATTCCATCTGTAAATACAGCCCTCTTTACCATTAGAATAAAACTCTTTAGGTATACGATTATTACCCATAGAATTTAATAAACCCTTAGAAAAAAAATGTATGTCTTTATTTAATCTTACACTTCTTTTTAATACTAATGATTTACCTGGAAAGGTTTGAAACAAATTAACATCAGCGCCATTCCATTCATAAATAGCTTGGTCATCGTCACCTGCAATATAAACTCTCTCTACTACTTCAGCCATTTTAACCACCATGTCCCATTGTAAAGGTGTTAAATCCTGAGCTTCATCTACCATTAAAACTTTAAAAGGTACCACAAGACCATCATCAATAAACTTCTGCACCATATCTGTAAAATCTAATCTATCCGGTGTCCGGTGTCCGTTCTCCATTTCCAATGTTTTAAATTCTTCGTAACCTGCGATGATTGATTTAAACTGTTGAAGTCTTACCACTTTTCTTGGTTGTTGTTTGTACAACCACACAGGGTCTACCTTCATGTTTCTTGCCCTGTCATATATTTGAAGCGACCAATTATTATATACTTTTTGATCATCCCAAGTGTCTTTGTAACCTACCTTGACAGTGCCATATTGTGTATGAAACATCAGCAGGTCTGCCTTTGGGTCTAATACGGGAATTTCAGCAAACTGTTGTCTGGCCAAAGAATGTAGTGTTCTAAAATATGAGAAAGCATCTTCATCATAACCTTTAAACTTTTGTCTAACCCTTGCAACACATTCATCTACAGCTTTGTTAGTAAATGATACGTAACAAATTTCGTCTGGAGAGTAACCTTTTTCAAGATACCTCTTAACTCTTTTGAGTAAGTTTTCTGTTTTACCTGTACCAGGTGGGCCAAATATTTTAATTGTCTTCCCACGCAGCTTTTGTTTTAGTAAATTTGACATCTTTATTTTTGTGTTCCATTTGTTTTGGTAGAGCTACAACCCAATGTCTAGTTTGAATTCCTTTAAACTTAGCTTTAGGAAGTGCTTTACCTTGTTCTAAGAATCTGGTGCATTCTTTTTCATTCCAATTATAACCCATTTTTTTCATAAAAGACCTAAACGTCTCTAGCTTAAATCTCATTTCAACTTCATCTTTCCATATATTCCCAGAATCTATTTGATCAAAGTCTGTAGTATCTTCTATTTCTTCGATAAATTTTGTCATTCTAGAATTAAATACATCTTGTTGCTCTTCTCCTGCATCAAATCCTTCCATGTCTTGCTTGTTAGTTATTAATTCATCTAACCAATCTCTGTATGGATCTGGATCTCTTTTACTAGGTTTTAAAGCTCTCCAAACAATATCGTAATTTAATAATTGTTCCCCTAACAACTGCTGTTGGTATAATTGTTTTGTACTCAATCTAATTGATTTACCTTGAATAGGTAAAATCCAATAAGGTTCTGGATAAGAATTTACTTTTAAAAGTTTACCCACCTCAGGTAAAGCTTCGTTTGATCCTATACCGTGCTTACGTCTTAAACATGTGCTTGATGAACAATGCATTCTTGCAATTGAAGTTTTACATTTATAAGCGTACTCTTTGTTCTCAACACCTTTAAAAATATTGTTTAACTCCTGCGGGTGCAAAGGTTCAGAACATACTTTGGGCATTAAATTTCTTGTCCAATCTTCATACATAACAGGATCTGTATTTATTTTTTTTGCTAACACTGCAACGTTAAACATTGCATCATTACGACCTTCACCTTTTTGAACTTTGTTTTTCATAAAGTTTACTACACAAGGAGGGTAATCTTTTGTTTCATCGTCTTGAAATATTTTTAGTTTTTTAAACTCTTTAGGGTTTAATCTATAATCAGATACAAACTTATATAAGTTCTCTATTTTTATAGAGTTACCATCATTATCCATAGCAACTCTAGTTGTCATCTTAGCCTTTTGGTAAGGTAGATTAACAAAGTTACCTTTTCTTTTTTTATTCCAATCTTCGGGTGTTAGATCTACTTCATCCTGTGCAGGATAAATATCTGTCGTTGTATCATTAACACCAAGATCTGATGCAAGTTCAATTAATTTCTTACGCATCGAGGATGCAGGAACTACACCATCAATAAATAAAATTAAATGGAGTCCGTTGGATTTTGATCTAAATGGGATGAGTGGGTATTTCCTTTTCCGTATAACCGATATAACTTCCTTATGCTGTATATTATAACGATCAACATCAATGACCCCCCAACTGCATGTATTATCATCTCTAATGGGAACTGATCCATAGTACGCTTCGCCTTTCAAATGTTGCAACCAGTTTTCTCTGGTTATTGGTTTTGGTTCGACCCAATGTTTGAATTCTTGCTTTCCATCACGACCCCTTGTTTGTCCTAATGGTTTAGAAGCACCAAAATATGTAGAAGACCCCTGGAAGAGTTCTATAAACTCCTCCAGGGTGTTGTCAAGTATCTCCATACTAGAATGGATTTTTTTCTGCTTGATCTTCTTTTTTGTGAGTTGCTCTTATAGCACCTTTTTTGCATGACTCATAAAAGTCATAGGCTGATTTTATTGTTTCTTCGCTCCCCACTTGTCCTGTATGCTCAATCTCCCAACCATACCAAGAACCTAAGTTATTCTTTTCTAGAACGGTCTTAAGTTTGTATTGTTGAGTAAATGGTGCAGGTCTAAAGAAACCTTTACCATCTTTTTTCTTTTGCCTTAAGGACATCATCATTGAATTCCACTTCTTAGATTTTTTTCTCTGAGTAGATTTCATAGTTATTAAGGCTGTAGATGATTTATCGGGCTCCACCACCGTTACGTAGTGTGAAGCAGTTTCTTCTACATAGTTACCGTTCTCAAGCCTATCCTTGCCTTTTTCATCTCTTGTCGTTTTTGACAGAATATCTGAATCAGCTGGATAAACATTTACTGGAGCAACAGCACCTTTATCTCTGTCTTTCCATTCAATGTACTCAAGTTTATAAAAACAAGGTATAACATCCATACCTTCTGCGCCATTATATAACTCATTAGTAACAGTGTTAAAAATCATTCCAGGCCTAGCATCTGGATTGAATTGACTATCGCCTTGAGTAACTTGAGGGGATAGTTGACCTAACACTTTAAGAAAGGGTAACGCTAAACTATTTGAGTCTACGTTATCAAATCCTTCATCGGCAAATTGCTCTAAATCAATGTTAGCAACTGCACCGGCTTCTTTTTTAATCGAAACTTCATTCGATTGTTCTTCTTTTAGTTTCATATTATTACCTATTATTTGTTAGTTATTTTCGTTTTATTTGCGATGTATACACCGAACAAATCAAAAGGAAGTTCTTTACCGCCTTCGACTTGCTCTTTAACAAAAGCCTTAAGTGTCATAGGTTCAACTTTTTCTTTTTTATTGTAGTTGAATCCGTGATCTTCACAGACTTTTATTAATTCAGAGACTTGGTTGTCTTGTCCTCTGTTGAATGAAGCGGTTACAGTGTTCTTAATAATATCTTCGAACCCCTTACCTCTTAACCAACTGAAGGCTTCCTCAACGCGTGATTCAGGAATTTTTGCTGCATAGAACGGTTTTACTTCTACAGTAGAACCATCGCTTAATTTCAACAAAGATACACCTGCTTCCTGCATCATCTCTGGAATTATTCTCTCTTCCATATCTCTAGCTTTATTTTTTATAACAGAAAGATTTTCTTCATCTTTTTCTATTTGTTTTTTTAATGTATTTAATTGGTTACATTTATCTGAGATAGACTTAACACTGTCTTGGCTAAGATCTATATTAGACATCTTTTCAATATCTAGTTTTTCCATATTTTCCTCCTGTTGGGGTTCTTAAATTATTCATTTGATCTTTGCAAGAAAAAAATATAAAAAGTTTTTAGATGTGGAAATACCCGTATAAGACTAAGCCGTATGAACACCAAAGAAATGCTTTATCTCAGTCAGCTCAAAAAACTGAATGGGCGTATTTTATGGAAATGGGTACAGGCAAAACTAAAGTAACTATAGATAATATTGCTTATTTATATTTACAAAGAAAAATTGATTCGGTTTTAATAATAGCTCCAAAATCTGTATACACTAATTGGGAAACTGAAATCGAAATCCACATGCCTGACGTTCTTAAATATAAAATTTATAAATGGAACCTAGACAAACCAAGGGATTATTTTAAACTAGAAGAATCAAAAGATCTTAAAATATTTTTAATTAATGTGGAAGCTTTGTCTACTAAAAGAGGCTACCAAGCTTGTGTAGAATATTTATTTAAAAATAAATTAAATTTTGTAACACTGGATGAATCAACCACAATAAAAAACCGATCAGCAAAAAGAACAAAAAACATTTTATCACTATCCAAAGTATCCCATATAAAGCGTATACTAACAGGATCCCCAATAACAAAATCTCCATTAGATCTATTTACACAATGTGCGTTCTTAAGTCCAGAATTATTAGGTTTTAACAGTTATCTTGCTTTTAGAAACAGATATGCTGAAATGACAGATATCCCTGTTGGTTCTGGGAGGTTTATAAGTGTACCAAAGTATTACAAAAAGCTAGAAGAATTAGAAGAAAAAATGAAGAGTTTTGCTACTAGAATACGTAAGGATCAGTGTTTAGATCTTAAGCCTAAGGTTAGGTCTAAGAGATATATAGAATTAGAAGGTGAGGGTAAAAAAATATATGAAAGACTTCGAACTCATGCCCTTGCTATTGTAGAAGATAGTACAATATCTTTTTCTAATAAACTTACTGAAATTATTAAACTTCACCAGGTTTGTAATGGTTTTACCAAAGATGATGATGGAAAAATACTTCAACTACATAAATCAAAACTAAACGCACTCGAAGAGACTCTTGAAGAAACGGATGGTAAAGTAATTATTTGGGCTAATTATTTGTATAATATACATGAAATAAAAGATTTTTTAATAAATAAGTATGGACCCGAATCTACTGTTAGTATTTACGGAGAAGTAAGTGTTGAAGATAGAAAAACTGCTGTCGATCGTATTCAAAAAGATGATAAATGTCGTTTTTTGGTTGGTAATCCCACTACCGGGGGTTTTGGTCTTACTCTTACTGCATGCAATACTGTTATCTATTACAGTAATAGCTATAACCTAGAAGTGCGTATGCAATCAGAAGACCGTGCTCATAGAATGGGCCAAAAAGGAACTGTAGTTTATATTGATATTGTTGCACGTGGTACATTAGATGAAGCTATCATGAAGTCTCTTACCAGTAAAGGTAAGTTAGCTGCTAAAACTTTAGGTGAAGAAGATCTTAAGAGTTGGCTGCTATAAGTTTATTGTATTGTTCTACTCTTTCCAGAAATTTATCTCCATACTCTTTTAATTCAGACTCATTTAGTCGGAATTCTTGATACATCAAATCTCTAGTGCAAATTGATATTACACCTTGTTCTATAGGACCATAGTTTTTTGTATGGGCTAGATAGTAAGCTCCTAGTTGATATTTATAATCTTCTACCCATTCTTCTC